CGCACCCAAACTCATCATCGACTTTTCATCTTTGTACGACTCCGCTAAAGTCACACGCCAATCTGCCATGTCATGGGTTCCTAGTGCCGTATCAGCTCTTCTGATCGTAGCATTGGGTGCCACCAACATCTCCGCATCAAATGGTGTAGGAATTTGCAAGAGAGCCGCTAGCTTGGGTTTCACTCTTGCCGGAATTGGAGCTTTTCACCGCATCTTCGGTGAAGCTTGGAAAGAACTTTACCCCATGGTTTACGAAGCAGCCTACGGGAACGCTCCTGGACTCGACGAATGTCTGTCACAAATGACAGATTTCGAACTTCTAGTCAAACGCGTGAATTTATTCAACGCACAGGAAAAACACAAGCACATTTTATCATCACAACCCGTTTGCGAAGAAGTCGAATCCATGTATCGAGAACTCATGAGATTATTCGACCTCGCAGACCGCATGAAGATCAGGGGAACTTTCGCTCCCGTCGTTCGTCAATATCAGAACGACATCCTCAAATGGAGATCGGAAGTTCAAAAGAGCGCTTTCAAAGTATCAGGTTCACGTATTGAACCCGTTGTCATCCACATGTTCGGAGAGAGTGGTGTCGGTAAATCCGCCATCACCCATTTCTTGGCTCTTGAAGTCATGAAAGGTGAGCTCGATTTCGAGACTTACCCAGCACTTGCAAATCACATCTACACTCGCAATGTTGCTTCAGAATTTTGGGCCGGATACAACGGACAATCAATTGTGGTCTTTGACGACTTTATGCAAAAACGAGACTCAGACTCAAGCCCCAACCCAGAGGTCTTTGAAGTCATCCAATCTGCCAACAACGCACCTTTCTTGGTTCCCATGGCTGATTTGAGTGAGAAGGCAAATTCTTATTTCACTTCGAAGCTCATGATTTTGACATCCAACGTTGAGACACTTGAACCGAAATCGATCACACACCCTGCTGCTCTTCAGCGTCGCATGGACATCGTCGTGAAAGTACGACGACCCAGACAACCAAATCTCGAAGGAGCTTTTGACACAACTTGCTATGAATTCGACTTAGTCATCGATAAACTTCCAGTTGCTACTGTGAATTTTGAACAACTCGTCACCATTGCACGAGAGAAAAGAGAACTAAAAATCAACTCTTCTACCATCTACAAAGAGGATATGCAGCGACGACAAGCTGCCGATATCATCAAGGCCGACATTAGCTCCATCCCAAACATCGACCGAATTGTCGGATTGCCTTCCGACTGCACAACCTCAAACGTCCCGAAACGTGACAGGCCCACAGCACAAGGCCTCCGAGATTGGATCCCCGCTACACCGTGGGCAGCCGAAAAAGAGAAACATCTTGAAGTCATCGCACCATTAATCTTGAGCCACATGCTCCCGTTTTCGGTAATTGCCGAGAATGATCTTTTCGAATTCTTCGAATCAGAACAAGCCATCATGGAACCACTCAGAGAAGTTTGGGTCGTTCCTCGCGGTTATCGTGTTCTGTTCCCCACACTCGAATCAGAAAGCACGTTTGCTCCGGATGATGACATCGATCTTGAGAAATACGCCATGCTAGTCAAAGATCTGCCACAATTTGCCGACATTGAGAAGCGAGCCACTCAACTCGCCGTTGCTTCCTCTATGAAGAAGTATTACGCTGCCAGTTTCATGCGTTATCTCAAAGACATGTACAAAGCTAGTCCTCTTCTGACTGGCATGGTCAAGTTCATCTCAGACCACGCGAAATCAGGCGCTATCGTTCTTGGCGCCGTCAGTCTCACACTGTTGATCCGTATGGGCATTTTCTACATCATGAAGTTTATCGGCTCAGAGAAACAAGACTCACCACCTGTTGCCAACCCCGTTCACACCGAATCTTGGGACTACCAAGGCCGCACACCAGGTTTGCGTAGTACCGTTAAGGGGAATCACGTTGCCCAGAGAGAGTCATGGGACCACATGGGGAAAACACCCAAGATCAGATCAGCTGTACGTGGAGC